CGCGGAGCTGGAATTGCTTCACGCGGAGTACGCCCTGCTAAAATGGTTAAGATGGGTTAGTCGTTATGATGAAGTGTAGAGGTATGGGTAGAATAAAACCTGTAGCGTTAAAGAAAGGTGGTTCTACTAAAGATGCCTGTTATCACAAAGTAAAGTCTCGGTACAAAGTATTTCCATCTGCTTACGCTTCTGGAGCTATTGCCAAGTGTCGTAAGGTAGGGGCTAAGAACTGGGGAAATAAGTCTTAGTGGCTGTTCGTAAAACAAAAAAGGGAGCTGCGTTAAAACGTTGGTTCAAGGAAGACTGGAAGGATGTGCGAACGGGCAAGGCTTGTGGACGACAGAAAGGAGAGAAAAGAGGTACTCCTTACTGTAGACCGACAAAAAGGGTGTCAAGTAAAACACCTAAGACTTCTTCTGAAATGACTACTTCAGAGAAAAGAAAAAGAGTTGCACAGAAAAAAAGGTTAGGACAACCAGCAGGTAAGCCAAGAAGAGTTCAAGCGGTTAGACGGAAGAAATCTGCTAAGAAAAAGAAATGATTACTTGGGACGAACGAACAGGAATAATCAAGGAAATAAAAGATTGGTCTGAACAGGTACTAGAACCAAGTAATCCAGAGTTTAACGATTTACCAGCTTGCCCTTATGCAAAAGCAGCGTGGCAAGAGCATAAAGTAAAAATAGTTTTTAAGTTTGAGAAAGAAGATTACAAGCAGTTATACATGGCACTTCATAATTGGAGTGATTTAAAAGATTTAACAATTATAGTTGATACAGAATTTATAAGGGACAATGACGAGTTTCATCAGTTTGTAGATAACGTTAACAAAGCCATTGCAGACAATGTTTTTAGAGATAGAGATATGTGGGTAATGGGTTTTCATCCTGATGATGGAGAGCAAGAATTATTAGATAGTGAAGCGTTTGAACCAGAAACAGATACTGAATACGCTTTGTTATTTGTGCAGCGATTATCTAAGTTAGAGAAAGCTGCCGAGAAATTAAGACCTCTTGGGTACTACGATAGAAGTTTCCAAGAATATAATACAGAAGCAATGTATAAGTTACGTACTAAGTTTTATAGGAGGCTACAAAATGCCCGGAGCAAAGAAAGCAGGACCAGTTAGACGTATGCGTGGCGGAGGCATGACCACTAAGAAAATGCGCGGTGGTGGTATGGCAGGTAAGAAAGTCATGGGTATGAAAGGTGGCGGCAAAGCGGGCGCTAAAAAGAAAGGCCCAGTTAAAAGAAAGACCAAGAAAACTAAAAAGAAGAAGTAAATTATGGCTACTTCCGGTACTACTGCGTTTAACATGGATTTCACTGAAATCGCTGAAGAAGCGTGGGAACGAGCTGGGCGCGAAATGCGTTCTGGCTACGACCTACGCACCGCAAGGCGGTCTATGAATTTGCTTACTATTGAGTGGCAAAATCGTGGGATCAATATGTGGACCATAGATTCTGGAACTATAAATTTAGTAAGCGGTACAGCTACTTACGATTTACCTGCTGATACAATAGATTTGTTAGAGCAAGTTATTAGAACTAACAGTGGTAATGTTAGTACACAATCTGATCTTACTTTATCGCGTATTAGTGTGGCTACGTATGCAACTATTCCTAACAAACTAAGTCAGGGTCGTCCCATACAAATCTATATAGATAGAGCGCGGGATAATCCTACAGCTACGGTGTGGCCTGTTCCCGACCAAGGCACTGCTGATTCTCCTACGTACGTATTAAAGTATTACAGGATGCGGCGTATACAAGACGCAGGGGCAGGTATACAAACTGCGGATGTTAATTTTAGGTTTCTACCTTGTTTAGTAGCGGGGTTAGCTTATTACGTAGCAATGAAAGACCCAGAATTGGTTACACGTCTTCCTATACTAAAAGCAGCTTATGAAGAATCATTTGAGTTAGCCGCAGGAGAAGACAGAGAAAAAGCTACCATTAGTTTAATACCACGTTTATTTGGGACAAATTAAACAATGGGACAAAGATTTGCAGCGGGTCACAACGCATTAGCTATTTGTGATGTGTGTGGTTTTCAGTACAGACTAGGGGAGTTGAGAAGTTTAGTTGTTAGAGGCGTAACGACACAAGTAAAAGCCTGTCCTGAGTGTTGGAATCCTGACCAACCGCAAAACAAATTAGGGGAGTTTCCGGTAGATGATCCGCAAGCTCTAAGAAACCCTAGACCTGACTTTGCAGAGTTAGCTGCGAGCAGAGCACATATAGAACCAATTGACCCCTCTATAGTCGTCGGGTTTGGTAAAGTTGGAGTTGTAAATATATCAGGAATAGTGACTAATACTTTTACAGTAACAGTTGCAACAGGCACAAACTCGTATGGAACGGGTAATAAATTTTATTTAGGAGGCGTGGTGAGTCCTACAATAGATTTAACAGAAGGACTAACTTACAAGTTTGACCAATCAGATGGTACAAACGGAACGCATCCATTACGGCTTTCAACTACGCCCAATGGAACATGGGGTGGAGGGTCAGAATATACAACAGGAGTAACTAAAGTAGGAGTCCCCGGAAATGCAGGGGCTTACACACAAATAACAGTGCCCGATCCAGCACCTACTTTATATTATTATTGTTCTGCTCATAGTGGAATGGGTGGTCAAGCTAACACACCGTAAGAGGTATTTAGAATGAAAAAAGAAAGTAAAAAAGCACCTAAGATTATAGAGCTTCCAAACGAGCCTACAGTCTATAACCCCGGCACACAGGTTAATCAACCTATTAACATGAAGACAAGCGGTATAGAAACTCGTGGTAATGGTGCGGCTACTAAGGGTACTAAAGCAAGAGGTCCGATGGCGTAGTGAACTATACAGAACTTAAAGCCAATGTTAATGACATTTGTGAGCAAACGTTCACGGATGACCAGCTTGCTATGTTTACTAAACAAGCAGAGCAAAAAATATATACTACTGTTTCTTTACCTGCGTTGCGGAAGAATCAAACAGGGTCATTAACTAGTGGTAATAAGTATTTAACAATGCCCTCTGGTTTTTTGTACGCTTATTCTCTCGCTATAATAGATAATAGTGGAGAGTATACTTATTTACTGGATAAGGATGTAAATTTTATACGTGAGGCATATCCTAATCCCGCTGCTGGTGGTCCAACAGTTGGAACACCTATTTACTATGCTATTTTTGACGAAACTAGCTTTATAGTGGGACCAACTCCGAATACTGATTTTGATGCAGAAATACACTTTGCTTATTATCCAGAGTCTATAGTAACTGCTGGTACTTCATGGTTAGGCACAGAGTTTGATTCAGCATTGTTAAACGGTACTTTAGTAGAAGCAATTAGATTCCAAAAAGGAGAACCAGATATGGTGGCTCTTTACGACAATATGTATGCACAGTCGTTAGCGTTACTTAAAAATCTGGGTGATGGTAAGTTACGTGAGGACACGTACCGAGGTGGGCAAGTTAAAGTGGAGACAGCTTGATGATAAGTTCTGAAAGCGTTGTAGAACTAGGTAACGTAAAGGTTACTACTATATCTAAGCGAGGGTTTACTCCCGAAGAGTTAGCTGAACAGGCGTTAGATAAAATAATTTATGTGGGTGGCAATAGTCATCCTTTGATTGTAGAACAGGCAGAAGCGTTTAAAAATCAAATCCGTGGGGTACTGGTTGAGTATATGAAACAAGCTATTCGTTCAGACCGCACAACTTTGGCAAACCAATTCCGCGATGCTGGGCATTCGGAACTTGTAAAACTATTGGAGATATAACATGGCAATAACAGTATCAACAGCAATGCCCACAAGTTTTAAAGTAGAAATACTTAAGGGGCTACATGACTTACAAAACGGTGCGGATACGTTGAAGATTGCACTGCTTAAATCAGTATCATCAGGTTCAGGAACTTACGGAGCTGCAAGCACTAATTATAGTGACATTACTGGCAACAGTGATGAGACAAGTGGTACAGGCTACAGTGCAGGGGGTAACACTCTTACTAACGTAACTCCGGTTGCTTCTGGTACTACGGCTGTTTGTGATTTCAATGATACTACTTGGTCAAGTGCTTCTTTCACAACGTGTGGAGCGATGATCTACAACACTAACAATAGTAATTCAGCATGTGCAGTACTAGCTTTTGGTGGAGATCAAACAGTAAGTTCAGGAGATTTTCAAATTCAATTTCCCGCTGCTGGCGCTTCTACTGCGATTATACGTATCGCCTAGAGGTCTTAAATGGCTGATAAAGTTGTAAGTCTTGGAGCTACATGGGGCGCAGGTACGTGGGGCCAAGGCTCGTGGGGAAATAATGTCAATATTTCCGTATCAGCTACAGGAGCAATAGGCACTGTAGGATTCTCCATAGGAGGGTCTGTAATACCTACTGGAGTACAGGGAACTAGCGCGGTAGGTAGTGTTGTTATAAATCGCACTGGATTAGTTAGACCCACAGGCGTTGAAGGAACAGGTAGTGTAGGAACTGTAACGATTGCATACAGCAGTGTGCAAACACCGACAGGCGTAAGTGGTACGGGTGCAGTAGGAACTACTTCTATAAGCGTAGTAGATTCCGTAACTCCTACAGGCGTAAGTGGTACGGGTGCTGTTGGTACGGTTGCGTTTCAAATAGGAGATATATTTGTACCGATAGGCGTAAGTGGTACGGGTGCTGTTGGCACGGTCACTCCAGCTTACGATAGAAATGTAGCTGTTACAGGGGTAGGTGGCACGGGTGCTGTTGGAGCTGTAACTAGCGTGGCAGTCCCTACAACAACGGGAGTTCTAGCATCAGGCGATATAGGTGCTATTATTACTGTTTATGGTGGCTCTATAACTCCTACGGGGGTAAGCGGTACAGGTGCAGTAGGAACAATAAGTAGAGGTGGTTGGACTACAATAGATGATTCTCAAACACCTAATTGGGTAGATATAAACAAAGCAGCATAGGAATATATTATGGCTACTTATGTAAATAATTTAAGACTTAAAGAAATTACTACAGGCGATGAGGACGGTACTTGGGGTACTAGTACTAATACTAATTTAGAACTTATTGCTGATTCGCTTGGGTACAATACACAAGCTTCTTTTGGGTCAGATGGTAATGCTACTACAACTGTTGCTGATGGTGCAGCAGACCCGGCGAGAGCGCTTTATTTTAAAGTAACTTCTGGCGCTACTTTAACTGCTACTAGAGAACTTACAATAGCGCCGAATACATTATCTCGGTTAATGTGGATAGAAAATGCTACTACAGGCAGTCAGACTATAACTATTAAACAAGGTTCAGGTGGCACGGTTAACATTGGCACTGGAGAAACTAAAATAGTTTATTTAGATGGAGCAGGAGCTGGCGCTGCTGTTGTAGACGCTTTAGCTAATTTTAATTTAAATTTAGCAAACCAAATAACTGGCACATTACCCGTAGCAAACGGTGGTACTGGAATAACTTCTTTTGGTTCAGGAGTAGCAACGTGGCTTGGTACACCTTCAAGCGCAAATTTAGCTACTGCTGTAACAGATGAAACTGGTTCAGGAGCGTTAGTTTTTGGTACAAGCCCTTCTCTAACTACTCCTAAAATTACAACTGGTCTACAAGATTCTGCGGCTAATTCTGTTATTCCGTTTGATTCAAATCAATTTTTTTCAGGGGTATTTTCTGATAAGGTGACGGCGTTAGGAAATACTGGCACAGCTAAGACTATTACTTGTAGTAATGGAAACGTATTTACAGCTACATTAAACGGTAATGTAACGCTGACGTTAGCTACACCTAATGGTACTTCGAATAGAGCTACTTCATTTACACTTATTTTAACTAATGATGGTACGCCTAGTAGAACGGTTGCCTTGGCAGGGGGGACTTTTAGATACCCCGGCGGGTCAATCAGTCGTAGTACAGGCGCAAATGAGGTAGACATTTGGTTTTTCTTTTCGCCAGATGGGGGCACTACTTGGTATGTAACTATACCTATGAAAGATTTATCTTAATTTAACTGTTTAGATAGGAGACTACAGACATGGCTTTAACTGAAGAACAACAGCAAATGGTGGATCAACAAATAGCGGTTGAAGACCATCGAATGACGAACCAAACAGCAGAAACCGCAAAACAACGAAAGCTGGAAGCGTTACGTATGGCAAAAGATGTGCATGTGGAAAATCGTAGAACACAAAGTGCGTCAGAGGCTACTGCAATAACAGCGAATAGCATTGTAACTATGGCTACGGATTTAATGACTTATGTAAATAACGACAGTTAACATGCAAGCTTTTGCTTATTATCCTTCTTTTATATACAGAGAAGAAAGACCTCAGTGGGTAGAAGAGACTTTAAAGCATACACAAAAATACTACGATAAAACTAAGGAGTGGTTGCCAGAGGATGCTGTTGTCAAACAAACACAGCCTATGGTTGAGGATAAAGAGTTACAATATTTATCTTCTTATTTTATAGACAAAAGTGTAAGCATTTTAAAAGATCAAGGGTATTTAACAGATGAATATGAGTTTTATTTAAGTGCTATGTGGGGACAAGAGTTTGCTTGTACGGGGTCTAACGTTATGCACGTACATAACGATAGTCAAATATCAGGATTTTATTTTTTAGAGACTCCTGAAAATGGGTCGTTTCCTATATTTGATGATCCTAGACCCGGTAAAAAAATGACAGACTTGCTTTCTGTTAATGCCGAACAAGTAAATGCTGCCACAGCTAATATATATTTTAATAATGTAACGCCCGGAACTATGTTATTTTTTAATTCTTGGCTACCACACATGATAACTCCTAATAATGATACCAATCCAACAAAGTTTATTCATTTCTTAACCTCACAACGAAAGAGGTTTATTTAATGGAACATTTGTTAACGCCTTATGCAAATATCACTCCTTTTGCATGGTGGGAAAACGCTTTTTCTCCGCAGCAGTTGGATTGGTTACAACAAAAAGCAATGGAAGGTACAGAGAAAGGTTCAGTTGGGGTTGAAAATGGTGGGGAGGTTGATACGAGCATACGGCGTTCAGAACTTAATTGGTTGAATAGTTCTTCTGATACAAATACAAAAGAAATATTTAAAAACTTATCTAATGTCGTAGCATCTTTAAATGCAAAACATTTTAATTTTGAACTAACTGGATTTGGCGAACCTTTACAGTTAACTAATTATAATGAACAAAATCAAGGTATGTACGCATGGCATCAAGATTTTGGCGGGGGAGGTATAAGTAGAAAACTTTCTTTAGTTTTACAATTATCTGACCCAGCAGAGTACGAAGGAGGTAACTTACAGCTTCTGTTTAAAGGTGAACCTACTACTATGCGTAAACAACGGGGGTTGATTACAGTATTTCCTACGTGGACATTACATCAAGTTACACCAGTAGTTAAAGGTGCGCGACAGAGTTTAGTCGCATGGGTTACAGGACCAGCGTTTAGATGAAATGTAAGATTACAGATTTTATAGGAGTATTTTCGGATGTATACCCAGAAGGATTTTGTGAACACTTTATTAAAGAATTTGAGCGTGTGGTAAAGCATGGAGCTGGAACTAACAGACAGCAAATAGAAGGAGTGTCAAAACACCAAAAAGAAGATTTGCATATATCATTAAATACTATGGACTATGGATTTGAACGGTTCCAACATAAAGCAGAACCGTTAGAGCCAAAAGCAACCTTCTTCAAGGGTTTACAAAGTTGTTTTGATGTTTATGCAGAGGAATATTCCGTGCTTAATGATGTAGATATAAAATGCAACAACATGAAAATACAAAAAACTTCTTCTGGAGGTGGTTATCATTTGTGGCATTATGAGCATGGGAATGGCCCTATGAATCATAGGTCTGTAGTCTATACTTTGTATTTAAACACTATACCCTCTGAAGCTAATGGAGAAACAGAATTTTTATATCAACAGAGAAGAATTAGTCCAGTCGCCAATACTTTAGTTTTATGGCCCGCTGGATTTACACATCCTCATAGAGGAAACCCCGTGTACGGGGATTATACAAAATATATAGTAACAGGTTGGTTTTACAACGAGTGAGTTAAATTATGCCCATAGGTACTAGTAAATCAGGAGTGTTAGGTGGTGGGTTAGCCCCCGGTGGGACTGAAACCTTCAATTCTTCCGGTACTTTTACAGCTCCCGCAGGTATTACAACAGTAAATGCTACTGGGTATGGCGGTACAGGTAACCCCGGAAGTTCAGGTAACGCAGGTGGGGTTGGAGCTGGTGGAAATGGTGGCTCTGGTGGTACGGGGAATGGTGGCTGTCCTTCGTGGAAATCTCCTGTCTATATAGGTAAATCCGGTAGTTCGGGCGGTAATAGCGGTGGCGCAGGTAACCCCGGAGCGTCGGGTAGTGCAGGTACTGCTTCAACTGGGTTTTGTCTTAGTTTTCCGGGTGCTCCGGCTGGAGCTGGTGGAGCTGGTGGAGCTGCTGGTACGGCAGGTAACGCAGGTGGAAACGGCGCAAACATTAGTCCGGGGTATGGTAATTACGGCATTGGTGGAACTGCTGGCACGGGGCGGGGCTTTAGAGCAGGTTATGGTTCTCGTTCCCAAGGAAATTATTATCTATGTATATGTTATCTATATGCTGTAATGACAGGTAACGCAGGTGGAGGTGGAGGTGGTGCAGGTAATCCCGGTCCTCCTCTTGGTAACTATTGTACTAACACTGTTTGGAAAAGTAGTTCACCCGGAGGGAGTGGTGGTAGCACTCCTAATAAAGGAGCATGTGGCGGAAGAGGTGCGACCATATACCAATATTATTGTAGTGGTACTAGTTGGACGTATGCAGCTAATGCTATCGTGGGTGGGAATTTCCCTTGTAATAGCGTTGGTCTGGGTGGCGGCGGTGGCGGTGGCGGCGGAACAGCGTGTGCAGCGGCGAATGGGCAAGCCTACCTTGGCGGCGGAGGCGGAGGAGGAGGTGTAGGATGTGATGGCGCTGCGGGCGGTTCGGGCAGTGCTAGTAATCCAGCAAGTCCAACCACTCATAATTGTATAACCGTGGTTAGTGGCTCTTCGTATCCTATAACTGTTAATGGACAAGTAGTTGTATCATGGTGTCCTCAATAATGAATAAGAAACAATTTCAAAAACAACTTGAAGAAAGAAACCAAGAACATCAATTAGAGTCTCTGGAGGCAAACCGTAATAGGGCACAATCGGTTAGTGTTGGAACTTCAGCTTCTGGAACTACTGAATTAACTATGCGTAGTGTAAATGGGTCTTTTTTATGGAACATCTATCAGCCTGTGCAGGTTGTAGAACTTATACACCAACTAGCAGCTAGTATAGGTTGTCATATCCACATACAACCACGCGATGATTTTAGTAGTTATAGGGAGTGGAACGAACCTACAGAGGAAGAAAGAGAACATTTAAACGGCCATCCTCCTTTTGCAAATAGAAAATTAGAATACAGTAGAGTAGGAATAACTTCACAAAAAAGTAGAATGCCGGGGTTTACGTCAGATATACAGCAACAACTAAAGGAACAACCAAAGGAACAACAACATGTGGCAACTGAAAAAACTGTCAACGGACGAAGCTCTAAGTGAACCCGGCCCGCTCCCTGTTAATTGGGGACCGATTTTTGGGTTAGAAGGAATTAAGGATAAGCTAGGCGATCTGTCATGGTTAGGATCAGCTTATTCCGATACAGGGTGGGTAGAACTTAATGCGGAAGAACAAAAAGCAGTAGTGTTAGCTCCTACATTAGATAGGATAGAAAAAGAAAAAACTATAGCTAACAATGCTTTAGCGAACGATAACCTAACACTAGAAGAAAAAATACTTTGGGATGACTATTTGTTGGCTTTGGATAAAGTAACTCTTCAACCTGATTTAGAAAAAGAACCTATGTTTCCTATACGCCCGGATGTTTAAATATAGGATAAGGTTTAATAAAGCGAGAGGGCAACCGGGAAGAGGAACGCATGAACATGTTTGGAGAGTTTTTCAAGAAAAAGAAGAGTGGTTAGCAAGGCATGTGATATTAAAAGTACCCTCTCGAAGTGAGCAAGAGGGACCAGATTGGAATATTGTGTGTTATGGAACCATGTTATTTTTTGAAGATACTGATACGGTGGTGATTAAATAGTGTTTAAGAGAAATAAAAAAGTAACCATCGTAGATTGTTATACATATCGAGCGGACGTGTTTAATTACTTTCCTATGAGTCCTGCATCTGAGTATGTGCCCGAATGGTTTAAAACTTTACCTGCCCCTAAATGGGACAGTATGCTGAGAGGGGATAGAGTTTCTGAACAAAATAACATAAAAAATTGCCCTGTAATCATGCAGTATTTTAAACGAGGGTTTGTATTACCTTTATGGTCCGATTTAGAGATTGAGGTAGGCGAAAAAGGTACGGATCACTACCAGTGGCAATATAGTGATTGTAGGTCAGCTATTACGAGCCACAGTAACCACCAATTACCTCCTAACCTGCTCGGAGACTATATACATTTAAAGTTAGAAAGTCCTTGGATGTTAAAATGCGAACAAGGAATAGATTTTTTATGTACGGAACTAGAGTGGAGCTTTAATAACATCCCGTCATCCATGCACTTGTTAAAAGGAGTCTTAGACTTTAGGACTAATGCGGCTACTAATGTAAATATGTTTATAAAAAGAGAAGACAAAGTACAAAACATTCTATTAAAAGCAGGAACACCGTTATTACATTACGTGCCTTTGGTTGAAACAAAAATTAATATGAAAACGCATTTAGTAACTACAGAACAATATGCTTCCGTTTCAGATGTAAATACTCAAATAAGTGCCGACGCTAGGCACAAACAAAAAATAAAACGAGACTTTTTTAAAAAACCAAAAAAATTCAAAACATTGGTAGATGTATGAGTTATGGTGCTTTTCATACTAATAATAAGTATTGGAGGGCAAGATGTATCGCGTTCTTGTGAACAAGCGTTGTGTTTTAAAGATATAAATAGATGTCTATATTTTGCTGAAAAAATAAAACAACAGCCTGACACCCCTGATATTAACGCATATTGTCAGCCAATAAATGCAGATGAAGACAGCAGGTGGTACAAATGATCGGTGAAGCTCTACTTGCAATAAAAGCCTTAGACAGCGCCTTTGTCGTTGTACAGACAGCTATTGCCAAGAAAAAAGAAGTCGAGGACATGGCAGGTGAAGTAGGCCGATTTTTTACTGCTAAGAAAAAAGTTGAAGAGCATATTGAAAAAGCTCGTAAAGCGGGTACGGATGACCTGATGGTTGGCTCTGCGCTTGAAGAAGCCATTACGATAGATCAGCAAGAAGAACGAATTGAGCGCATGATGAAGAAAGTGGGCGATTATTATTCGAGGAAAGGCCAGACCCATAGATGGGTAAAGATAAAGAAAGAAGCGGTTAAAATAGAGAAGAAACGCGAAGTTAAAAGGAAACAAAAAGCAGCCGCAGAAAAAGCAGAGGATGCCTTGATACGTGACTTAGCTGTAATGTTTGCATGGCTTATAGGCACAGTTATTTTTATCTTTGGTGCGGTATTTTTAATTTTTGGATTAGGTGGTGAGTAATGAAACTAGACCCCGTTTTACTTAATATGGCGTGTAGTTGGGCGATGAAAGCCTACAATGATGAAAACAAAGATTCTATAAAGATAGAAAGTAAACTTACTTCTACTACAGTTTATGTAGCAAAACGCAAATCCATAGACATCATAGCGTTTCGTGGGACGCAACAGGGGCGTGATTGGCTTACCGATGCGCTAGTAGTCCCAGTGCCTTACGTAGGCAGGTTGTGCCACGGTGGGTTTACCGCAGCTCATGCCTCTGTTTGGGGTAAAGTCAAGAAGCACCTAGACATGAAGAAGCGTACTTTAATATGTGGGCACAGTCTTGGTGGGGCGTTAGCAGAACTAAGCGCAGCTAAACTGTGGAAAAAACATCCTAATATTAATCTGGTGACCTTTGGTAAACCTAATGTGTTCTTCAAAGGGTTCAAGCGTCCTATGGAACTAGATAACCAGATTTCTTGTGTGCAAGGTTCAGATATGGTGGCACGCATACCGCGCCTTTGCTATGGCCCTTCTAGGTCGCAGACTATGTTGTACTTTGCTAACTCCATGCAAGATTACATAAACCCTTCAAAAGAAGTTAGGAAGGAAGACAGAAGCCTGAAAGATGCTATCTCAGATCACTTTATGGAAGGCTATAAAGAGCGGTTAGGGGTATTTTTAGACGCTCAAGATAAAATACTTAATCCAGAAGAAATTAAAGAACTCAACAAAATGATTGACGAGGTTGAAAATGCTTAGAATCGCTGCGCTGTGTGTACTAATGGCGGGATGCTCTGTATCCGAGGAAATGATAGCCAACAAGGAACTGTACTGCTCTGGTGTCTACAAAGGTATACGAGCTGTAGGCCGCGTGACCACTGAGGTTACGACAGGCATCCGAATCCCAGACGTTTGTGATACGATTGACGAAATCGTGGAGGAAGACTCCACGGGAAAGTAATTAACGAACTAGAGGCACTTATAAAAGTGTATTTGTTATTGCAATGAAATTAGGTGGATTACTCAAGTCTCTTGCCCCTACTATAGCCAGTGCAGCAGGTGGGCCAATGGCGGGTATGGCTGTCAAGATGGCCGCACAAAAGCTAGGTGTACCAGATGCTACGGCTAATGAGATAGAGGACATTATTGAGCGAGAGCCAGAAAAAGCGGTGCTTCTCAAGGAAGCAGACAAGGATTTTAAAGACCGTATCCGAGAAATGGAAATTGATCTGGAAGCTTTTAAAACGGAAGTAGAAGACCGGAAATCAGCACGGGAAGCCTTTGGTTCTGATATGACTCCCAAAGTGTTTTCTATATTAGCTCTGCTGCTTTATGGGAGTTATGTCATGGTTGTAACTTTGTTTGAGCATTCTCAGCAGTCTGAGACTGTTATCTCACTCGTTCTCGGTCAGTTGAGCGGTATTCTAGGGACGGCTGCGGCTTTCTTCTATGGCGGGTCTAACGCAAAGAAATAAGAGAGGTAAAAATGAAATCAGCAAAACCACAACCACCAGCAAAACCGGATAAACCAAAAGTCCCTTCCTCTGAGGAAGATTTAAAAAAAGAAATAGCAAAATTGCACTCAAAATGAAAAAGTTGATTGAAATGTTAAAGCGCCATGAAGGTGTGGAAACTCATGCTTATGAGTGTTCTGAAGGAAAGATTACTGTTGGGGTAGGTAGGAATATCGACCAACGGGGTGGCATAGGGCTGTCCGAAGATGAAGTAGAATACCTTCTACAAAACGATATTGAACGTGTTATCAAGGAGTTAGCAAAAGAGTACTCTTGGTTTAATTCGCTAGATGATGTACGAAAAGATGCGATGATTGACATAGGCTTTAATCTTGGAGCAACAAGATTGAGAGGATTTAAACGTGCTCTGGCTGCTATGGAAGAAGGAGACTATAAGGTAGCTGCTACCGAGTTCCTAGACTCACGTTGGGCTAAACAAGTGGGTGGTAGAGCGTTAGAGCTTACTGACTTAATTAAAACAGGTGAGTATGTAGAGTAATGCCTTATAAGAAAATACAGTTTAAAGCAGGGGTAGATCGAGAAAACACTCGTTATGCGGCTGAAGGTTCTTGGTACGAAACTGAAAAGGTGCGGTTTAGAAGGGGATTGCCCCAGAAGATAGGTGGGTGGGAGCAATTGTCTGAAAGTACTTATCTAGGAGTAGCACGTTCCCTGCATAATTGGGCCACTTTGAATGTTGAAAACCTTGTTTCTGTAGGTACTAATCTTAAATACTACATAGAGAAAGGCGGGGCTTATAACGACATTACCCCTATTAGAACTACTACAGCAGCGGGAGATGTTACTTTCGCGGCTGTAAACGGCGATGCAACTCTTACTGTTACGGATACTTCACATGGAGCGACTGTTAACGATTTTGTTACTTTTAGCGGTGCTGCTTCTCTGGGCGGAAATATTACGGCTGCTGTTCTAAATCAAGAATATCAGATAGCGACAATAGTAAATACGGATTCTTACACGGTAGAAGCTAAAGATACCTCTGGTAGCACAGTTACTGCTTCTGCGGGAGACTCAGGTAATGGAGGGGCCAGTACAGTAGGTACTTACCAAATTAATACTGGAAACGAAATAGAAGTTCCATTTTCTGGGTGGGGCGCAGGTACGTGGGGTCAAAGTACTTGGGGTATAGGCGGCACTACCCTTGCGGGGATGCGTATTTGGAGTCAGGCTAATTTCGGGGAAGACCTGTTCTTTGTCCATAGAAACGGTGCTTTATATTACTGGGATGCAAGCAGCGGTTTGAGTACAAGAGGAGTGCTAGTAAGTTCTTTAGGAGGTGCAGCGCAAGTGCCTACCGTAGCTAATATTGCCTTTGTATCAGATATATTTAGATTTGCTTTTTGTTTTGGTGTAAACGCTGTAGGCAGTTCTACGTTAGACCCTATGCTCTTACGATGGTCTGACCAAGAAGACATTTCTGATTGGAACCCCACAGCTACTAACCAAGCAGGAAGTCTTAAACTTTCTGAGGGTACAGAAATAATACAAGCTATACAGGCACGTCAAGAAGTATTGGTGTGGACTGATTCGGCTTTGTATGGTTTGCAGTATCTAGGTGCTCCCTTAGTGTGGGGTGCAACCTTATTGGGGTCTAATACCACTATAGCTGGCCCTAATGCAGCCGTTTATTCCAATAATATCGCCTACTGGATGGGTACAAGTAAGTTCTATTACTACGATGGTACAGTTAAAACATTGCCTTGTTCGGTACGTAGTTATGTATTTGATGATTTTAACAGGGAACAAAGTCAACAAGTTATTTGTGGATCAAACGAAGAGTTCGATGAAATATGGTGGTTTTACTGTTCCTCTGGGGTGACTCGAAACGACCGCTATGTTGTGTATAACTATGTGGAAAACATCTGGTATTACGGCACGTTATCACGTTCAGCGTGGATGGACTCTGACTTACGGGACTTCCCAATAGCCGCTACGTTTAGTGGCAAATTAATTAACCAAGAGAAAGGCGTGGATGACAACGAAACAGGTACTCCAGCAGCCATAACAGCCAGTATTACCTCTTCCCAGTTTGATTTGGATGACGGTGACAGATTTATGTTAATAAACAAGATGTTACCTGACTTGACCTTTGAAGGTTCTACCGCAGGTTCTCCCAGTGCCACGGTTAGTTTATTGCCGTTACAGGATTCTGGGTCTGGTTATTATAGCCCTGCTTCAGTAGGAGGTAGCGACAGTGCGGCTGTTACTCGTACAGCTACAACACCGATAGAGGCTTTTACTGGCATAGTGGATACGCGGGTACGGGGTAGGCAAATGTCGTTTAAGCTAGAGTCTACGGCGGCTGGGGTTACTTGGAAGCTAGGTATACCGCGTTTACAGATGCGTCCTGACGGCAGGAGGGGCTAGTGGCTAACGACCTTATAAATCAGGTTACTAACCCAGCTCTCCCCGTTGCTCCAAGGGAAACCTCTTTAAGTACTTACCTAGATGATTTAAACAACATTTTACGTTTGTTTTTCAATGGCCTAACAAATACTGTAAACTTGTTGTCTGGAGATTACGGGGGTCGTTTTATTAGTACCCCGAACGGTAAGTTCTTCTCCACAGTCGATCAAAATGCAGGGTCTACGGGCACTGCATACGCCATACAGTTTGAAAACACGTATCTTGGCGAAGCCATGAGCGTAGCGTCTAATACCCGAATAACCCCAACCTATTCAGGGGTTTACAACTTTGAAGTGTCGGCTCAGTTAACCAGTAGTTCAGCCGCATCTAAAACAGTTGACGTTTGGGTAAAAAGAAGTGGTACGGATGTTACTAATACTGCTAAACAATATGTGTTAGTTGGATCGGGTACTATAAATGAAATTAATTATAACTTTACGATTGATGTGCAAGCAGGGCAATACATAGAGATTATGTGGGCAACTAGTGATACAGACGTAAGCCTTAATCATCAGGCCGCTTCAAGCCCAAGACCTGTAGTGCCATCAGCGATTGTGAGTGCATTTTTGATTTCAGCACTCCCAGAAACTTTACCGTAGGTAGGATATGGGTACTGCACGAAAATTAGGCGCAAATTCTATGATCCAAGTTAGTCCGGGGAATTTTATCCCTGTGTCTAATTTTGCGGGTACGAGTACAAGTTTTGCGCCACGCGGAGGGTTAGGTGCTCAAGGTGCAGGGTTTGGGTCGCTCACTGTAGGCGGTTTAGGTGCAGGGTCTAGTGGTATGACTGGGGGTGGTGGCTCGTATGTTAGTCCGGGGCAAGCTACTGTTCCAACTGAAAAAGAACAATACAATATTAGAAAAGGCGCAGTTAAAAAAGCATTAAATAATTTAAGTAACGCTATAGCTGATGCCAGAGCTTTTGATAAAGGCGCTTCAGGGCTAACTACAGAACAAAAACAACAGGCTGTTACTGATGCTCGTAAAGAAGTTGAAACTTTAGGGATTACGAGAGATGAAATAGAAAGTTTTAATAAAGATCAAGGTAGAGAAGTAATATCCCCACGAGTTGTAGAAGGGAATCTTTTAGATAAAGCTGGTGATTTTACCCAAGATGCGGGTCAAGAACTCATAGACCTTATAGCCACTGGAGGTCAAAAGTTTTCCGATATTATAACGCTAGGACAAGGCCCAGAAGTTGCTCAAACTTTACTTGACCCTATCTCTATTCTTACGGGTGGTCTTGGTGGAACTATTAACTACGGGGAAAGTGGCTCAACTACCCCGTTAATACTTGGTACTCAACCCGGCACAGGACAACAAGTTGGCCTTTCCATACCAGACCCCCGTTACATTTTTGAAGGTGGATTACCGGGATTGCTTGGTGGTCTAGGTACGTTAGGTACAATGGCTGGAGCTGCATCCCTTACTGATGATAAGGCTGATCCTACTAGTGGGGTGGGAACTTCAGCCGCCAGTGTATTGGCAGCGGCAAATGCAGCAGACGATAAAACAAAAACTACAACACCTACAACACCTACAAGTGACACAGGCAGCGTAGCTACAAAGACAGACACTGTTAAAGCTGTTGATATTACAGGGGATATCACATCAAAAGGCGATGCCGTAAAAACTGGTGCGTTGGGTGTTGATATTGGTAGTGATCTAAGCGAAAAAGACAAAATAAAAACGGGAAGTATCGCATTGAACACGGGAGACCTATCTTCCGAGGACTTAGAAGTAGCTGACATCATACGTACTAACGCAGGGACAGATGTAGGTCTTATTTCTCCTGCTGGGGGTGAAACTGTTAAAACTAGTGAACCCGTAAAAACCTCTGCTGGAGGCGGCGGTGGAGGCGGCGGCGGTGGAGGCGGTGGGATGCCCGCAGGTGGCGGTGGAGCAGGGGCAATTTCTGGTGGTCCCGGCCCGCTAGTCGATATAGACTATCTATATGATATGGCAGGAAGTTTAGCTCAACCTTTTTTAAGTACAGAAGATGAAGACGAGGAAGACCTTAAAGTTTACGCGAAAGGTGGTGGACACGTGAAAAGATTTAATACTGGGACTCAAGTAAGTGCTTATCCCCCTCAGAGTTTAATACCCGAAGAAGACGGTGGAACAATGAAAACCGGAGGTAAATTCAGCTTCCGAGACTTTATTGACCAAAACGCAAAGACTATTGCGGGTGGTTTGGTAGGGGGTTTACTAGGGATTAGTGACGACAGTGGGGGAAGTGGTCCTGTAGGTTACCAAGGCGGTATTCCTGATTACAATTTTGATAGAAAGCTAAAAGACAATGCGTTTAGCAATGTATTAGATGCACAAGGTAATAGAATTAACCCGTTAGCCGCTACAGAAACTAGCACTATGCGTAGGCCCGGAAGCATGGGCAGGTCTTACTTTGACTACGGAGATGAGCTTTTTACTGGGACAGGCATTATGGAAGGTGTGGGGCTTCCCTCTCTTGTAGAAACTGATACTACTGTTACGCCAACTACAGGTTTACCTCCGGGTTTTGTCTATACCCCTGTAGATGATGTAGATACTACAGAAGGTGCGTTTGGTGGTGCGGGTGCTGTCGATACAGGGATCGGAGCTGTTACACCTGTTGCGGGTGCTGATGTTGCTGGTACTGGTGCTGATGTTACAACTCAAGTTGAGCCTACAGACTTACAAAAGTTTAATACTTTTTTAACTCCTTTCTACGGTAAAACACTTACTAACGACGATCTTTTAAATCTAGGTGGTCAAGAAGTTTACAACGTTAATCAAATAGGCACAGCTCTGGGCATAGACCCAGATGTTCTGGCTAAAGCCATAGCAAACGCTCAAAATTTAAGTGCAGCATTAAATGCAACTACTGATGACGCTGCTGCTACCACTGACGATGATGCTGTTGACGCACTTACTCAGTTTGCATCAAAGTTCGCAAATAAAAATTTAACAGATGCTGATTTATTAGAAATAGCGGGCAGTGGTTTTTCTACTACCGAATTAGCAGGTAAGTTCCCCACTTTAAGCGCAGACAATTTACAAGCAGCTATTACGGGAGCACAGAATAGAGAAACTGTTGCGAATACGTTTAGTTCAGTAGATGCAACCGATGGAATTCAAGATACAGAAAGAAATGATTTAGTTGATCTTATAAAAGACAAAAAAGCTACCATCGGTGACGTAGCTACAAATTTTAATGTGGATGTTGTAGATGTAGTAGCTGATTTGGTTAATAACGGAGACATGACGCTAGAAGAAGTTACAAAACAAGTATCAACAATACAAAGCCCAACAGATTTAGCTGTGCAATTATTACTGCAAGATAAAACTACACCTGCGCTTTTAGCAGCACAAAATGAAGACTATTCCGAGAAAGAGATAGCAGATGCTTATAATTTTATTACTAACAGTAATAAATATGCTCAAGGCGGCCCTTTAAATAACTACTATTTAGGTGGACCTACAGATGGTATGGCCGACCTTATACCTGCCAGTATAGATGGAACACAACCCGCCGCGTTAAGCGATGGGGAATTTGTAATACCTGCTGATGTCGTTAGTCATTTAGGTAATGGCAACTCAGATGCGGGAGCGAACCAATTAATGTCAATGATGGATAGGGTGCGTAATGCTCGTACAGGGACAACTAAGCAAGGTACGGAAATAGACCCTATGAAAATGATGCCAGCTTGAGGTACTAAAATGACAACACCAACAGGAGCAACAGGATTAGAAACTTCATTATCTCCCTACGCTGGCCCTTATGTGTCAGAGATGTTGGGAAGAGGCGCGGCACTAGCTAATTTGCCGTATACCGCCTACCAAGGACCGTTAACAGCCGGACCTTCTTCCTTACAAAGCCAAGCATTTCAAGGACTTGCCTCATTAGGAATGCCACAAGCGTCAGCCGCCGGATCGTTTTCAGGTGCAGGGTACACTCCTCTTACAGCCGAACAATTAGCTGATGGAGCACAGCCCAGTTTTACTCCTGCAAGTGACAATGTAGTACAACAGTACATGACACCTTATTTACAAAGTGTACTTCAACCTCAGTATGATGCAGCCATACGTGACGCTGAAATGGCACAACAAGCGGTGCAATCTCAGTACAGTAAAGCGGGTGCATTTGGAGGTGGTAGACAAGCGATTGCGGAAGCAGAGTTAGGCAGAGGGCTTCTGGATAGATTAGCAGGTATAACAGGACAAGGTTACCAGCAAGCCTACACTGATGCACAAAATATGTTTGATAGGGATAGAGACTACGGACTTCGAGCCTTACGCGCTCAACAGATAGGCGGTGATACTCAAAGACAAATAGACCAACAAGGGATAATGGCTGATGTAGCGCAGTTTGAGCAGGAACGTGATTTTCCTTACAAGCAAACGCAGTACATGCAGTCTCTATTGCAGGGTCTACCTATTTCAACGCAGTCTTATCAATATGCTGCACCAAGTGATACGAACAGATTTGTTGGCGGAGCTAGTGAAGTATTAAACCTTTTGGATAGGTTAAACTTTCTCCCTTCTTAAGAGGATAAAAAATGGTAATGCAACAAGCAGGTATAATTGATCCCCGTGCGCTTCAACAAGCTCGACAGAATCCTCGTGTGCAAATGGCAGAAGGGTTGGCAAGCAGTGGTATTGCAGGTGCATTGAAAGAGCTAATTGATGACAGGGTAACAATGGAAGCGATGGAGCTAGTCGCCGCTGCCGATAGAGATGAAGCAGCTAAAATGACTGATAAGCCCAGTATCAAAGACAGTAATACACAGGGTATTAATCAGCTTGTGCAGACACTTGCCCCCGGAATGCAACTACGGAACAACCAGATACAAAGAGCACAAATGCAAAAGATGCTAGGTCTAGGCGGTCAACCTGCCCCCAACATGCGTATGGCAGACGGCGGGATTGTTGGGTTTGAAGAAAGCGGTAAGATGCAACCTATACCTATGCTTATGCAAAAGTATGGTAGTGAAAAAGTAATGGAGTTTCTTAACGAACAGAAACGTTTTAGAGATATAGAAGGAAATGTATCGCCTCAAGCTAGGGAACAGTTTGAAATGATGAAAGCTAACATTGAGTCGCGTTTTGATCCTGAAATGATACGAGCTATACGTCAAGCGCAAAGTGGGCCAGATGAAATGGCAGACGGCGGTGTCGTTGCACTCAAAGAAGGTGGCTTTCCAGACCTAAGTGGAGATGGAAAAGTTACGCAAAAAGATATTCTTATGGGTCGTGGTGTAGTGGATAAAGCACAGGGCGGCATTGTTGGTTTTGATAACGGCGGTTCTGTTATTCCTCAAGTGGGTATATTTGGACCAGCGATATATAACTTCACTGATTTTTTGCTTAGTAAGGGTATAGAAAACATAAGTGATTTATCCTCCAGTGCTATTGAGAATCTAACAAGAGAGTTTGAAGAACAGAAAGCAGCAGGGGATGCCCGTGCTGAATTAGCAGATATGGGAGATGCACCGGGATCAAGAGGTACTCCACAAGCTAGACCTGAAATTGCAGAAGTTGTAGAGCGTGAAGCGATAGGTACTGGGAGACCCCCTGTAGAACAAATGGGTAACTTAGGGCAAGTATTGAAAGGAGGAGTATTAGGACTCCTTGATACTATTAAACGAGAACCGGGTTCTACTCTAATGGCAGATATGGGAGATGCACCGGGATCAAGAGGCACTCCACAAGCTAGAGCTGATGTAGAAGATGCTGATGTAGAAGATAAAGAACCAAGCGCGTTTATGTCTGCGCTTAGAAATACTTTTTCTCCCTCGCAAAGTGTATTAGATGCACAGGCTAGAAGGAAAGATATATTAGATAAACGTTACGAAGACCTTTTAAGCGGCGTTCCTACTTATGAGGAGTTGTTAAGTGAGGTTCCCGAAAATGCCGATGCTTCTTATAGAAGTGGAGTAAGGGCAAGAGATATAGCTACTGCGCCTTTTGATGTAGTAAAGGGGTTTTTATACCCTGATCCAGAAACTAATATGACTTTAAGTGAAGCTGGTCCTTTCTTTAGAGGTCTTATTGGAGCTGACCCTAGTACCACCGACGAAACGGAAGCAGTTGAAGCTATAATTGCAGAAGGTGGGACTCCTACTGAAACCGGAACCGAAGAAACTCCTACTGGAGAGGTAAATCTTAGACCGTCTCAAGAGCAAGGTTTTACTAGTGAAATCCCAGCAGATATTGAAGCAGGTCTTGCTGCTTTTGACAGTGATGTATCTACAGGGACAGGAACCGGAACAGGAACCGGAACCGGAACAGGAACCGGAACAGAAAGTGCTGTCAATGCTCTTGCCAAACTTGAGTTAAGCGGAGAGGGTAGTGGTGCAGGTTTAAGAGACCAAGTAAAACGTATTATAGACAGAGAAGAA